GCCAGAACCCAACGCATTACAAGCGTCAGCAGCAAGTGTTAGTTTACGTGTCAAATAACACAAATCCATTTCATCTTCTTCAGTGCCAAAAAGTTCCGGACTAGCTTCATACGTTTCATCAGCGCGCAACGCCATTCGAGTAGCATTGACAATACCAGTAGAATTCGGAAGAGGAGAAGTCAATTGTGGTACAATCGGCATGCCTGTCAACGTATTAGAAGGTTTGTCCATCATAGTGGTTTTCAAGTTGGCCGTGGTGTCAAATTTATCTCCATTTACCTCCATAGGAAGGGTGACATTAGCGGCTTTCTTAAACTTGTTTATTGTCGTAATAGTATTACCATGAGGAACGCCAGAAAATCGCGAACCACCAAAAGACCAAGAACGAGAAAATTGAACGACAGGCGAATCATACAAATCAAACCCCACAAAGGTAGTCGCTGTTGACAATGGCTCACCGCCGACAGTTCCTTCACGAGGTGGGAAACCATCAGTTATTAAGCCAAAAGCATTAAACTGCGGAACGGTGGTAACGTTGTTAAAAGTCGTCAATTTTCCAACAGTCGTGGGTTGCAAGCGAGGATTGAACGCCAAGGATCCCCCCATTGGAAACCCTCGAATAACTCCGAAGCGAAAATCATCACCAATAGAGGCAAAAACTGACGCATTAATACGATGGGACGAAGTGGCAGCAAGCGATGTAACATCAGTGTTAAACATACAAAACAAAACTATCACTCCTGGAGACATGTGCGGACCATACGTGGCATCCTGCGAACAATAAGAATTTTGACCACCTTTAGCAGTGCCAGGTACAATATTGTTATCATAAACATCATCATACAAATACGGACCATTATTGGTGACAGCAACGTAATTGTTTGGCGGATCAACGAGCGCAAGTGCCGTATTTGAATAGCGAGGCATTTGATAGGCATTATAACGCGAGACAAACGGAATATCTAAAGTAACTTGATTATGTCCAACATCTGACAACGCCACTGCAGCCCCCGAAGTTGCATTTGAGAAAAATTGCTTCCAAGTATTATGAGTGGTGCCAAATTGACCAATATTCCTCCTGGGCAGAAAGTTCAATGCATCCAATAGAGGCTGCATTTCATAACCAGCTTGGTCAAAAAGCTGTTGTGTAGACGTGGCGTAACCAGTTCCTGGCAGTATGAAAGCCTGAGCTCGAGTCTCACTCACTTCACGAGACGCGGTAGCATAAGTGTTAGGATAAAATGCTCCAGGCAAAAACATAGCGCCATACATAAATTGGTCTGATCCATTTCCGGTTGAGGCATTATTAAAAGTGATAGTATAACGCAATGACCCCCGCCCCAACGAATACATTGAAGCCCAATACGATGCAGGATGTGTAGACGTTTGCGCATTAAAAATACAACCAGCATCAAAATACCCCATAGAATAATGACGAGAGGTATCAACACCTACAGGGATGGATATGCCTTGCAAACTTCCTAACCATATTAAATCACCTGAACCAACAGCAGACGAACGCTTCAACACATCACGAATTGACTCGGGTGAATCATAAAATGGATTGTGTACACATTTAGGATTTAAACGATCAACAGCTGGAGCCTTTGTAGTTTCCGCAGATTTGTCAACCTGCTCAGCATCCACCGCCGAATTCATGTGCATTTCACCAGGAACACGCTTAGTGTTAGCAATAGAATTAGTGTGCGGAGTTGCAGTGCGCGCAGGGATAGCTTTACGTTGCTGTTTCTCCGCAACACGCGCTGATGAAAAAGCAGAAGGCAAAACATCGGTTGCACAAATAGCCGGAACATACATTTGCACGTTTTCACAATGAAAAGTTATAGTAATAGGGATTTCAGTCGCTGAGCCTGTAGCAGCGGTCAAAGCAGACAGAACTCGCAACGTAATGTTGCCCAGAGTAAAAACGCCAGGCGATTCGTACGTTGACAAATAGTCTTTAGGACAACGGAAAGGAATACGTAAAACACCAGAATGAACACCATTAGCTTCAATCATTGAATGCTCCAATGCCATAGCGGAAACCAATGGTGCAGGATACAAAGAAAGTGGTGTAAAGAAAGGGACTAAAAGACCAGAATGAAACTTGCTACCGTTAACAGTGATAGTAACAACAAAATCACATCTATAATACGTAAAAGTCTCCAACAAAGTTTGTGAAGCCGTGTTACGCCACAAATCAAAGGGGACTTGCAATGAATACAACGTATCCCCACCTGATGTTATTTCCAAATCACTAAAAGCGATTGCTGTAACAGGCCAGTTGGCACGCGCAATCAACTGCTCTCGGCCCAAAATCTTTGCAGGAGACCATTGGGATTCATTAATAGTATCTGAATTATAGGGTGCTAAAAACGTTGAAACAGTAGAATTAGGTGCATCTTTAGGACCTACATCAATAAAACCTGTACGAACAACAACTTCCTGAGCCATTTCCATATGTGGTGTACCGGTTACTCTAGCACAAGGGGTGCATCGGTCGCTGGAGAAACCTGTGGAAAATATTGAAATTGCTCAGTGCGCCACTCACGCTTAATTTCATCAAAGCTCAAAAGACGCGGCACAGTTGCACAGCTCGAAGACCAGGCCTTCAAGATGCGGTCACGCAATTGCTCAAACTTAAAAGTGCCATAAAAGAAAACCATACGCAGGGCATCATTACAATTAGCCAGACAAGCTTCCTCAGCATCGAGAGACACCGTAACCCAGTTCGTAAGTTCATGAATCGTATCAATTGCCATCTTTGGAACATACCGCTTTTCATCAACGCTGGGCACACGCGCAAATCCGCATTTCAAAAAGACGCATTTTTCAATCGGTTTAAATGTGGCGCCTCCTTCAACTTTGCCAACCTCACCTGTTTCATCAGACGCACTAGTAGCGGTCACAAAATACTGAGCGAGCGTATGGCAGATCAACTCAGGGGTATAGAACTTGGAAGCCAAGTCCGAAACCGATACCACATTATCATCACCCCAAATAACAGGATGAACATTCTGATAAAAATGACGATAAGATCCAAGTTTTTCAGGAGCAAGATGATGCCAAGACAGGTACAAAAAGAAAAGGCCGGCAATACTATTACGAATGGTCGTGCAGTCATCTCCAGAAGGGTTTCCACCAGCCAATTGGTAAACAACATCGCCAACCGCTTCATAGCGAAAACACAATTCGTGTGTAAGTTGAGTACGCATGTCAAAGAATTCATCATTATAGACACGATTGGCAATGCGAGGATGCAAAAACAAAATTTGCGGAGCCAAAGAACCATCAAAATCTTTGTAATCCAAATCGAACATCTTCTCGCCCATGCTCAATAAAGCTTTCGCCATTATGTCCCATTCCGGACTAAAAGTGCTCATACCGGCTGCACTAGCATGTTTCAAATGTGTTGCTAAGAAAGCCGCATTAAAGGCTAAATTCAATCTACGAGAAACCAAAATCCGAACTACTTGTGCAACATTAAATTGCCGAGTTTTACCAAGTCGAATTTTCTCAAATTTTCGACGCTCAGTTTTTAGAGTGGCTTTCCAAAGGTGAGAAAATGAACGTCCGGCACTGAGATCATCCCAAGCCTTATTGAGCAACAACTGAAATTCGGGCGTCGGCACAAAATGGTCTTGACGATCCTCAATAAACAAGTGCCTTTTGCCCTTGGCTCCAACTTTGCCCAAACCGAAGCCGCAAGACGTGCGCATGTTTAGTCGTTCAATATACGGATCACCGGAAATACCGTTGATCGCTTCATCCCATGTGAGCACGCGCATAATGCGACCTTGAAAAAGTTGGCAATATTCATCGGAAACGGCATTGACAAATGTATTCAGCACTTCCTCGGGAAATTCGGCTTTAGGCTTCGTTGCCTTTTCATGCGCACGCAAGAGAACCGACTTCCCAATTAATTCAGGCTCCATGCGATTATCAAAAGGCGACAACACACTATTATCCGTTACCGGCTCAGCAACCAAGCCTGTAATAGGACTTGGTTGAAACGCATGATGGACAGGGAGTCTAACAGCTTTATCCAATTTTCCGGCTACCCAAATGCACTTGCTTTCAGAATCGATATCCTCGTACAGCCACTTTGAACTAACGGGACCTTCTGACATATGTGCCTGCGAGGCAACAATATTGGCTTCAAATGATGGAACATAGGGAGACAAAAACTC